TATAAACGACGTTTTTGTGTTGTGGGGACTACATTTGATAATTCAGCTAATTGTTTATTACGTGTTGTCAATGCAATAATTTGAGCGCCAGATGATGAAGCATCTTGTTCAAGAGCTAAGGCTGTTTTGTAATTACGAAGTTTTTCTAAGTTCTGAGAAGAATATGGATCAACACTTGTGATCTTTTTCCAATTCCACCCATATAACTCTGCCTCATTGTTTCCATAAGTGTATTTGAAAGGTTTTTCAATAGCAGTGCCAACCTGAATTTCACCAAGCAGCTCTACCTCCACAGGCTCCGTTACCCACTTTTCGTTTGTAATATCTACATCAGGTACTTGAGCCTTTGTAGGAATTGTGAATTTAGTATCACTAGGCGCTTTATACACATATAGCTTTTTACCTTTTAAATTCATTGACATTGCCTTTAATGCTGAATCAATGTCACCTGCAAATGAAATTCTTTTTATTGTATTATCTTCAAACCCTTGCTCAGTTAAAAAGTTAGAGGGTATACGGGGTGTGAATTTTGTATTTGTAAGTGGTACTGTGCTTATATGAAACAATTCGCCTCTGTCTGGAAAATTGCCTGCAGTCTTTTTGAGATAGTTATCAATTTTAGCTGTCTCTATTGCAAATCTGAAGAACTTACCTAATTCTTCACCTTCTACCATATGTACAGTTGGGTGCTCTAAAATTTTACGAATGTCATTAGGTTTTCTTGATAACATTAAATTACCAATGTCTACCAAATCCTTACGCCATTTTTGAGCAACTTTTTGTCTTCCAGTATTTGATAATGAATTGAAATTACCTTCAAATTCATCAGACAAACCACCTAAGAAAGACCCTATTTGATCTTGAAAATTAAAGAAATCATCGGGGCTAAAATTCTTTTCAATTTCTGTATTTAAAAATGGCCTAAAGCTTTCGCCTGATTGTGGACCAATTAATCCACGATCATACACACGAGCGCGATGGTCAATAAATGGATGGTTGGAAAATGCTTTACCACTTGCTCTTAACCAATCCATAGCCTTGAATCTTTCGTATGCATCACCACGAGCTGAAATATAATGTTTATATTCATTAAGCCCATCATAGTAAGCAGCCTTCCCTTTATCATCTTTGAAATAAAGCAATTTGTCTACAAAATCATAAAAATCTTCATCTATTCGATATTTAGATTTAGATGCCCATGTCAAAGCATCCACCATATTTTTGTCCACAAATTCTTCAGGAAAATCACTGAATGAACTGGTAGATGTAATCGGAATTCTTGTATCCTCTAATCCTAATATGCCGTTATCAATATGATAGGTTTTATAACCTTCGCGAAATACTAACCGATTTTTATCATCCGTTACACTTACACGTAAACCAATATCTACCTTTCTTTGTAATCTGGCATATTCTTGAATTCTAGGATCTACAACACGAATGTTATAAGCCATAGTATCATAATAAGGACCAAAATATTGCCCAGACATTCTAGACTTCATTCTTCGTTTTTGAACACCAAATGTTTCTACTTCAAAGAATTTACTTACATTTTTAGAGTTAAGTATTTTCATACCTAAATCATACCATTGTCTTCTCCAGCCATTTAGATTAGCAAGATTGTATAAATCCCTACCTAATGCTACAGCAAACTGGTCTCTGTCAGGTGAGTCTGCTAAACTTAATCTATGTGCAAACTTTAAATAAAATTGGTGTAAATCATCTTCAGATAATCTACTTCTTATTTTAACAGGTAATGTAGGATCAAATATAGTTCTAAGTTCTTTTGCAATTTTAGGCGCTACTTTATCTTCCCAATTATTTCTTGCACGAATATTGCTTAAGAAATTTATACTTAAGTCATCCAATTGCGTAGTACCTAATACAGGATCGATATAATTAGCTTGCTTAAGTCGTTTTAACAAATCCTGATCTTTACGTAATTGTGTTTCGATTGTGTCTGAAACGTTCATTACATCAAACTTCATTTGAGAGTTTGATACAGCTTTAAAATTAGTCCATACATCTTTATTTATACGTTGTCTACCAAAAGTAATACGAAGATTATCTACAACAGCAGCTCTTTCATTTATGCTCATATACTCAGACAAATCATCATTAATATTTTTAATAAACTCTTTATCTCTATCTAGTAAATCTTTACTTTCTTCAACTAATCGCAAATTATTATTTAATACATAAGGATTAGGCTGATATAGTCTTACATCTTCATATCTCCCTGTTGCAGGGTTAAATATTAATTGATCTTCTCTGGGTGGAGAGTTTAATACTCTATTTCTCGTTGCTTTCTTTATATGAAGCAAGCTTCCACGATAATTGGTATATGATAATACACCATTAAGATCTTTAGTTTGTAATAAGTAATAATCTTTAAGTGTTTGTGCCAATTCTTTATTGTTGATGAAGTCATCGGGATTTGTGGCCCATAATTTCATCATATCTAATTTAGCTTTAGCATTGGCAAATTTAATCGTATCACCTTCTACATCATATGTAGAGTCTGTCATACGCCTTAATTGTTTAATGCCAATACCTTCTCCATTTGCATTTGTAAATTGATTTACGGTCAACTTACCTGAATTAAGTAAATCTGCTTTTTGATAGTCACCTAAATGTCTAGCTTGTACATCTTTAGGTTGTCTCAATAGCCAATCGTTGTATGTTTCTCTTAAAGGAGTTTGACCGTCATAAAAAGCAATTTGTTGTTTTGTCAATTTACTAATATTTCTTTTTCTGACTTGAGCAACCCCTTCTAAAGAACCTATATCATTCCAAGATTTAAATACAGGGATTGTTGTAGATCTACAATTAAAATGAGCTGGAGGCAAGTGCTCACGATCATCGATTGGATATATTTGTCCATCTCTATGAGCACATAAAGGTGTTGTTCTTGCATCCAATACAGCAACATACTGCCAACCTTGTAAAGCTTTTTCGTTGGCTTTATAAACAGCATGATCTACTTGAGCATGGACAGATGTCATTGCCGTAACCACCAACGCTCTAGATTGCATACGTGTAATATTGTGTATATTACCTTTTCTTATAGTCAAAGCAATTTGGTCTACAGATTTACCTTCTGCCATACCTTTTCTAATAGCTGCTTCTATTCTCATTTTCTCATTTAAAGAAACACCTGACCATCCTGCAGCCAATGTTCTATTTTCTAATAATGGTTTTTCAAGAACAATTTCTTCTGCAATACGTCTTTGAGGTCTTTCTGTTTTCCAAATATTGCCCATTGCTGTTTCAATATTTTGATACACATAAGATAATTGATCAGCTGCTAAATCCAATAAGCCTCTTTTAGAAATGTTATAAGCTTCCTTATAAGTCTTTTGTAACTCTTTATCAACTGCATCTCTTAATCGATTAAAACCAGCTGGAGTCAGACTGGCCTCTCTTATAAGTTTATCAACTCGAACTGTATGACCATTAATTACCAACTCCACTTTATTATTTAGTTTTCTTTCGTACAAGCGAATCATTGCCGCTCGATCTATTGCCTTATCATATATTTGTGTATTTGCATTAATAGCCATACAGACTCCTAGTTAATCAACACTTGCGACCACCGCCGCCTTTCTTACTTTTAGCCATTTTTCTTTTTCCTTTTAGCTCTACGAGCTGTTTCCAAGGCAATTGCCACGGCTTGTTTTTGAGGTTTACCAGATTTCATTTCTGTTGAAATATTTTCTGATATAGTCTTTTTAGAATAACCTTTCTTTAATGGCATTAGGGACCTTCCATTTGCGTATTTTGTTGTGCAGCAGGTATTATAAGATTATCATTGTTAATTTCTTTAATAGCCTCTTCATCACTATATTCAGGGCTTATTAAATCATTTTGTTTCAATAAGTCTAGCCAAACAGATCTAGGAATTAAACCTTGTTGATACCATTCAGTTGCCAATCTAATCCAATCAGCGCCTAAGGGTATTGGGTTAAAATCTGCCGATAATGAAAATTTAATATCATTTACATTTAGACCTAAATTAAATCTCCAATTAATCATAAAGCAAATAATTTGTCTTAATGTATTTGATACTTTTGTATTTAAAGTTCCCAATTGAGCAGTCTGAGCTGCATTACGAATTTCTAAAGCAATACCTGATTGATCTGTCTCAGGTGTTAACATACGGATACCTAGTTTAGCCATCTCTTCAATAGATGAAGCAATTGCTCTGTCCATATCTTGAAGAGCTGCTGTGGGTGTTTCCAATACAGTAGCTACATCGCCTTGTCTAATTCTTAACCAAGAACCCAAGCCTTTATTCACAATATCAGAAAACTCATCATCCGACATATCTGAAGCAATTACAGGTGTGTATGTGGCTGCTCCATATAACAAATGATTTCTTCTACTCATTTTATTATACAGTGATACTTCTTTATCTACAATTGTAGAAATAATAGGTTCCACAATATCAATTGAACCATTTAAAGGCCAAGCAGGAATAAATGAAAGTCTCTCACCATTTATAAGGATATTTTCAAATGTTTCGACCAATTCAAAGATATCTTTTTGTTTTGAATAGTCTTTATACTCTATGCCATTAATTACTTGATTTACGGCATTAGCAACCTTTTTAGAGTATTTACGAACACGATAATAGCCTGATTCATCTAAATCATGAACCCATACTGTGTCAATATACGAAGGATGAAATTCATTATCCACAAATGATTCTTCTAACCCTCTCACGATTATTCTGCTGAGAATATTTTTACCGAATTCATTTTCTCTGACATTCCAATTAATAATTGTGTCTGCTTTTTGAAGAATGGGATATGGTTTTAATTTGGCAAAATCTTCTTTTGTCATATTATCCGGATTGATAACCTTGGGATAATCTACAAACACCCACGCTCTTGAAGTTTGAATTTCTTCAAGTAAGGCAATATCTAAAAAAGAAGATAATGAAGAATCATCTCTGCCAAATTCATTTATGATCCAATTGTGCACATCTTCACTTACGCCATCTGGCAATGTCAATAAAGGCTGTTTACGCAATAAACCGCCTACCAACATTTTTGTGAATTGAGACACAATACCAGGTAATTCAGCCTCTGCTTTATAGAAATTATATTGCGGTTGAGACATTGAATTTGAAAAAGGAATCAATACATTCTTGAAAGATACTGTATCAATCATATTGTCAAAATCTTTTACAAATCTTTCTCCATTACAAATAGCTCTATTTCTATCCCAAATAGGTTTCATAGACTCATATATTGAAGAAGGATCACCGACTGTTTTTACTACATCTTGTGCTGCATTTACAATAGACATTATTCATCTTCCTCCATCATGTCTTCCATAAGCATATCTCTATATTGAGGAAGTTCAAACTTTTCATCGTCGATTGGTCCACCCATTTGTTGAAAATCACACGTTCTGATTGGAGAGCATGTAATATCTAACAATGTGCAATAAGCTGTTGGAAAGCTTTCTATGTCTTTCCACTTAGGAGTTAGTGGCAATTCCGATGCTTTAACATTACGAGTATCTGTACTCATAATACATTCTTTAATAAATGTTGTATTTACATAAAATCTACAATTGGCACATAATTTGCCTCTTGCATCTCCAATCAATACACCAAATTTTCTTGCTTTATCAGCCCAGAATTCATCATTAGGTTGCGTAGGATCAGCTGGTCCAAGACCTTTAAAGCGTATTGCATCTAAATGATTTTCAATATTAATTTTGGTATCCGATAAAGCTTTTGGACATTCAGCTGACACAGCCATATTAACCTCTCAAAAAGGTATTGAATTCATCAATAGTGCCTTCAAATATTTCACCTGTGCTATAGTTTACTGCTTCAATATATTCGGGGTCTTCAACGCTTGAATTGATATTCCAATTTGCTGGAGTTGAGTATGCTTTTACTTCTTCTTCTGTAAATGGAATTTCTTCCATTGGTTCTTCAATTGCTGCTTCTTGCACTACAGGTTCTTGAACAATTTCTGGTTTAGAAACTGTAGGTATTTCTAATTTAGCCATTTTATTTCCTTGTTAATTTAATGATATTAGTTTTGAACCAAAATAAATTGAGTTTATTTTTGTATTTCCAAAATATATATTTGTAAGTTGAACTGCTCCTAAATATAATTTATATAACGCAGTTGGAGCACTTATTTTAATTAAGGCAAAGTAACCCATATTCGTTTTAGAATATTCAGAATAAGCAACTGCCTGCGAATAGCCTAAGATAAGATTATTGTTAAGCATCTGTATATTCCGGCCACATTTGCTTTATAGCAATATATGCCTGCTCCCATAGATTCAATTCAGAATATAAGTCAAATTCCCCATATAGTATTTCTGCTCTATGTGGAGGTGTATTTTTCAGTTCTTCATTCATATAAATTCCTGCAAATATAGACACTCTATCCTTATGAGCAGTCACATTATCTACTCGAATATACTGTTGGGGGAAGATTGCCCCTGTTTCTGTTACTACATTAGCGATAATAGCCATAATTTTCTAATTCCTCTTTAACTAATTGTTAGATCATCGAGCCAATATGATTTTGCGCCATTTTCATAGAACATATTCCAACATAAATGGGCTTCACCTGTGATTGTAGATGTAAATGTTAATGTAAACTGCTCCCACGCATTAATACAAGCAGTAGTCATATTTTGAGAT